CCATCACCATCACCACCACCACCAACACCAACACCACCACCAACACCAACATCAGTTCCGTTCGCCTCGGAGCAGGTCGAGATGCTCCGAGGGCACACACGTTATTTGGCTATAGAGTCAGTCGATAACTATCATGCCATAGCTAAACCATTTATCGACCCAGTCAAGGGCGTCAAGATGCGTTTTCCACGTACTTTAGAAAACGTGTGCAAAAAAGCCAGGCAGTGTGGTCCTTTGATTAGGAACATGCACCCGGTCGTCCCTGACAATGGGTATCACAATTTTGTTGCCGCTTTCAATAAACGTTGTAACTATTCCACAGACAAGCGCTGGACACCTCGTATGGTTTCAGCAGCTGCCTGCTTACAGCAACAGCTGTTGCCAGAAAATTTACCAACCATACATTGGTCAAAGGCATTGTTTGAAGAATGGTTACTCGCGTTCGGCACCGAAAAACGTGATCGGATGGTATTAGCTATGGAGAAGCTAGATTTCTCCACAGTCGATGATTATCGTAACAAAGACCTCTTCACTAAGGTTGAGGCTCTTATGGTCCATAATAAACCAAATTGGGCGCCTAGGGTTATATACAAATCTTCCGATTTGCATAATGCCCTAGCTGGGCCTATCATCAACCAGCTTATGAAGAGGTTTGATGAGGCTTGTAACCGCACCACAGGTACTTGTAAGATTCGAACATCTTACCGTAAGATCGCTACCGACTATGTACCACAGTTGGAACGCGAACATGAGGATGATTATTGGCTGGAGGCTGATTTCTCAGCCAATGACAAAACGCAAACCAAAGATGTTAGCATTGTAGTAGGTTCATTTCAGAGAGCCCTGGGAGCGCCTGAGTGGCTAGTCCGTCTTGACATGTTATCTAATGATTACAGGGTCAAGTCTAGCCAGCATGGCGTTTCTTTTAGGGCCAAGAATAGCATGCCCACCGGTTTTGCTATGACAACTTTCCGAAATTGCATACTCAATGCTTGTATTCTTAAGGCTTATGTTTTGCAGGTCAAACCTATTGATTCAGTCACAATAATCATGGGCGATGATATGATAAGCAAATTCAGGGGTAAAGTTGCTTATGCCACGAAGGTTTACACTTCCATTGCCGCCGAGGCTAATATGGAAGCTAAGACTTTTAGGCACCAGCAACTTTTCAGAGCTTCCTTTTTGTCAAAATCTTTCGTACCGAGTCGCCTTGGCTTTCACTTTACTGTGCCCCTTTTGGGTAAGGCCTTGGGTAGATTTAATATGAGAGCTAATAACAATGAGGCAGTGACAGACGCCCAGTACATGGCTTACAAATCAGTTGGTTATGCCTATGAGTTTAGATATCTACCTTTGATTAGGGACATGTTTTTGCTCAGATTTAAT